AATAAACAACTTTCTAAAGGTGATAGTGTAGACGATCTGTACAAAAGTAATAGTAAAGTTGCTGGCGCAAAAGCTAAAATTAATAAAATGTACGATGGAGCACAAAAGTATTCAGATAGATTACTAACAGGTAGAAACGGGTTATGGGCAGCATCTGTAGCAGACTATATGGAAGAAGCTAATCAAATCTTTCCTATGGAAGATGAAGTAGATGCACAACCTGTAAAAGCATATAACCAAGCACCTGTACAACCTGAACCACCTGTACAAGATCAAGCAATGATGCAACAACAGATAGGTCAAAATATAATGAACCTAATGCAGACTGCTCAGGCAATGCCCACAACTACCGCTGAACCTACACTTGGCCCTAGTGGTCTAGCAGAGGGTAAAGCGATAGCCGAAGGAGTAGCATAATGGATTTATTTAGTTTCATAGGAGATACTCTAAGATCAATACCTACTAATGATACTGCTAAGATGGAACAGGTGATAGATTTAGCAGAGGACAAAGCTGAAAAAGGTGCTATGGGTGCTATGGGACTTACTCTAGGTCAGGACAGAGTAGATAACATAACAGGATTAGCAGAACAGGGTAATCAAATGGTAGCTGACTTACCCGGTCAAATGCCCGAAGGTATGAGCATACAGCCTAAAATAAATGGTGTAAATATGGGATATGAAACTGGTCTTGGGGGAGGTCTGTTAAGTGGAGATATTGATTATCGTACAAATGCTCCTACACGGATGCAAGCTGAGTTTACAGCACCTAATCCAATGGGTATACAAAATAGCCAAATGTCTTTGCAAGGTTCCACAACTACTGCTAATGGCGTACCTAATAGCTTTGATAACCTTATGGGCAACGCACAGTTTCAGTTTAAATTTACAAAGAGATTTTAAGATGGAAAGTATTTGGGGAAACATACAAGGGTTACTAGGTCTTAACCAACCTGAGATTAACAAACCTAAACGTAGAAGTGGGCCACAAATAGACTTAGATAGTATACCACAGACACAGATAGAATTACCTCCTGAAAGGATGCCAAATGATAGGGGAATTATACCAGTAACTGAGCAAAACCTTGCACCACCTGTACCAGAAATTCCTTTTAATGCTAATGAAATAGGGTTACTTACAGACAGTAATAGAGTTATTCAGAATATAGTAGGCCAAGAAGGACTTTTACCAAAACAAGAAGTGGTGTACCCTCCTAATAATGCTATGATGCAACAAGAAATAAATGAAGGACTTTTACCAAAACCTGTTGCACCTGTTAAAGAGGAACCTGTTGCACCATTTAACCTAAGGAAAGCAATATTTAATACATTAAAAGGTTTTGAAGGGAGTGGGGATAAAGTAAGAACTGATGTAAAAACTGGTGAATTTGGTCTTACAGAAGATCGTGAATATGACATTTTAAAACAGTATCCCCTTTTAAATTTAGATAATGTAGAAATTATTGATAAAGTCATAGAAGAAGATTTGACTAATTTACGTACACTTAAAGGTTTTACTGATTTACCTAATAATGTAAAAGTAGTACTAGGAGATTTATCTTATAATTTACACAGTAAAAATGTTATTAAATTTCCAAAATTAAAAAAAGCAGTAAAAGAAGGAAACATCCGTGAAATTTTAAAACAAACTCTTGATACCGCTGTTGTTAAAGAAAACGGTAAAAATAAAAATGTAAGAGGTATAGCAATAAGAAGAGCAAAAAACTTTAACAATGTTGAACAAGACCCTGCAAGAAAAATATATAAAGTTACACAAAATAAAAACGGTAAACTTTTTTACTATGGTAAAGGTAATAAACTAATTTTTAAAACAAAATCTAATGCAAATGTTAAACACTCAAAAAGTAAAGTTGGAACTACTGTATTAATAAAAGAAAAATAGGAAGTAATAATGTTATCAATACTAGGATCACTAATAGGCTTTGGTAGTTCTATTGTACCAGAGGTGCTAGGTTTCTTTAAGCAGAGCCAAGCAAACAAACAAGAGTTAGCAATGCTGGAAGCTAGAGCTAAGTACGCTGAGTCTCTCAGTGAACTTAAAATAGAAGAGCTAGATGCACAGGCTGACATAGCTGAAACAAAAGGCATCTACGATCATGATCGATCTTTAACCTCTGATGGATTTGTCTCGCAACTACGTGCATCAGTTAGACCAGTGATAACCTATTTGTTTTTCACACTGTTTGCAACTGTTAAAATATCTTCACTTGTTGCAATTATGTCACAGGAGGGAGCTACATTTACCACGTCTATTATGATCGTGTGGGATTCGGAGACACAGGCCATATTTGCAGCAATCGTGAGTTTTTGGTTTGGGTCGAGGGCTTATAGTAAAGCAAAGGGGAAGAAGAATGGCTGAAATAACTTTTCGTGATTTAGCTCATGCCAGAGAAGTCCTAGCTACTCAGACAGGGGCTAACTTTAATCCTAGTATAGCCAATGCTGCTCAAACTGCCATAATGGATTTCCAACAAGATGTTTCTCCACTTAGTCCTATAAATAGTTTTCAGAACTTATTTGGAATGGGTAAAACTTACCCCATAGATGCTCCGTTTGAGGAAACAGTTGTTATAGATAGTACAGGAGAAAGAACTTTACCTGCTGTACGTATGGACAGCCCTGCAATGACTAATACTATTCCAGAATCGTCACGATTAAACGCAGAAGCAACGGAAGCTATTCAAAACATAGGTAAAGACCCTTACGATTTAACACAGTACTATGAAGAAAACACTAATCCTAATTATGCAGGTATTTCAAATATAGACTACAACCCTCAAGATGTAGGACTACTAAGTTCTACAGGGCCAATTAACTTTTCAAATACTTTAGAAGGAGTACCCGGTTCTGTGTCTGATCCAGAGGTAAACCTAAACGTAGCAGACTTAACTGAAGGCGCGATTCTAGGTGGCCCTACTGCTTCCTCTTTTGGTTTAAGTAACAATCCAAATGCAACAGACGGGCAAAGAGTAGGGGGTGTGTTAGGAACTATAGGTTCTTTAGCAGCAGGTGCTACCATACCCGGATCAAGTATCATAGGATTGTTAGGTGGTATGTTTAACGCTATGGGAGCTTACCAAGACCCGTCCGAAGTTACTGGAAATATTGTAAGTCAAGGTGGTTTACTATCAGGTGATATTAGTGGGCCGGGTGGTAGTTTTACTCAAACTGGTGGATTAAATAACTATAACTTTTTTGATGATTTAGCCTCTACTAATCCTAACCAAGCTGTAACTTATAACGGTATGGTAACTAATGCTGCTGGAGCACGTAACCTATCTGGATTAGATAATTACTACGGAGAAGGTTCCACAGGTGACGCTACTGCTGAAGGAGATGCTACAGGTGGTTGGGGAAGTTACTCTAGCGACATGGATGCAGACAGTTACGGAGGATACTATTAATGGAGTATAGGGGAGAACGTTTCTCTGGGTATAACAAGCCTAAGAGAACACCCGGCAAGTCTAAGAAGTTTGCTGTCTTAGCTAAGAAGGGTGACAAAGTAAAGTTGGTACGCTTTGGTGATCCTAATATGACAATCAAAAAGGATCAACCTAAGCGCAGGAAAAGTTTCCGTGCAAGACACAGGTGCGATACTAGTCCACCTGATAAACTAAGTGCTAGATATTGGAGTTGTAAGAAATGGTAAAGAAGGGTTTATACTATAATATCAACAAACGCAAAAAAGCCGGGACTTCTAGGAGCAAGGCTAAATCAACTATCAGTGCTAAAGCTTATAAGAACATGAAAGCCGGGTTTCCTAAAAAGAAGAGTAGAAAGAAGAGTAAAGCATGAAAAATAAACCCCACTACACAAAAGCTGGTAAACTATACACAGGAAAAACACATAAAATGTCTGATGGTAAATTACATACTGGAGCCAAGCATACAAAAAATTCTCAGCTATTAACTCATAAAAAACCTAAGAAAAACCGTGCTTAGTAAATTTATCTGCTGGATACTTTGGCACAAGCTTGATCCTGACTCTCTCAAGTGTTCAAGGTGTGGTATGATAATACTAAACTTTAAGAAATAAGATAAGCAAACAAACCATTTGTCAGTATAGCTATAGCCACACTATTGACCACTATGAGTGCTCTGTCGTTCCAGTTAATAGACACAATCAACCAACCTAGTATCCCTATAAAATGAAAAAACAAATTATAGGGATACACGTTCTGTGCAGTCAGAATCATTGCAAACATAAGAGTAATAGAGGAAGCCCACTTTAGCTTCCATATTTTATCTTTGTCTTGCATTACTCACACTCTTTCTGACCTGTTGCTGGGTCTATAAAACAAGCTTCTGCTTTAGGTTCTTCCTTGACTTCATTGAGGATACCGTAGCGTTTACCACTAGCTCTAAACGTGGTAATACCCTTGCACCCTTGCTTCCAAGCATTGTAGTACAACTCTTTGAACTCCTCGTAAGTTACGTTGTCTCCTACGTTGCACGTCTTACTGACAGCACTGTCAATATACTTAGATGTCAGAGCTAGTACTGCTAAGTGTTCTTCAGCAGTGATCTCATTAGCAGTCCTACCATTCACACCCAATCTGTAGGCGTAGTCCTCTACTCTCTGTATCTGATGACCATCGAACTCTTGTATAGTCCTGTCGTAGAACAAACTAAACGGTGGTTCTATTCCAGAGCTTACGTTGTCAGCAGTCAGGCTGATTGTACCAGTAGGTGCAATAGAGGTCAAGTGAGAGTTACGTAACCCGTTCTCTTTGATCTGGTCTTGCACCCAGTTAGACAAAGTTTTAAAGAACTTACCCTGTGTGTACTTATCCTTATTATACAATGGAAAGCTACCCTTCTCCTTAGCCAACAGAGCACTTGTACCATAAGTGTGATCTCTCATCGTCTTTAGAACCTTGGTGGTAAACTTCATAAACTCTGGTGAAGCATACGGCATACCACACATCTCACCTGCATTAGCTAGTCCTGTGATACCTAAACCCATCCTACGTTTACTCTGAGCCTCTAATTGCTGTTGCTCAAGTGGGTAAATGGTTCTGTCTATCACGTTGTCCATAGCTCTGACTACATGGTGTATGTCACCAGTGAACAATCCATAGTCGAACTCTCCTGCCCCCACGTACTTAGTCAGGTTAAAACTACCTAGCAAACAAGCACCGTAAGGTGGCAGAGGTTGCTCACCACATGGGTTTGTTGCCTCTATGTTCTCACAGTAGTACAGGTTGTTCATGTTGTTAATGGTATCTATGAACAACACTCCCGGCTCTGCCCAATCCCATGTGCTACGCATAACCATGTCCCACAGGGCTACAGGGTCTACCTCTTCGTGTACCCTACCGTCAAACCGTAGAGGGAATGGTTCTTTCTTCTCTAGGCATCTCATGAACTCATCTGTTACACCTACTGAAATGTTGAAACCAGTTAAGGCTGTACCGTTGTTCTTAGCGGTGATAAACTGTTCAATGTCAGGGTGGTCTATGCGTAAGACACCCATCTGTGCTCCTCTACGATGTCCACTAGATGCTATGGTTTGACAAACAGAATCATAAATTTGCATAAAGCTAACTGCACCTGATGCCCTAGAGTCCAAAGACTTTATTCTGTCTCCTCTAGGACGTAGCCTTGAAAAGTCATAGCCTATACCACCACCTCTACGCATTGTCTCAGCAGCTTCTGTAGCTCTACCCATGATAGAGTCCATGCTATCTTCTATAACTCCACTGACAAAGCAGTTATAAGCGGTGGTTTGTCTTGCAGCACCCATAGCGTTCTGTACCCTACCAGCAGGTAGGAACCTCATGTGTCTAAGCGCATCCTTGAAGTTCTCAAAGTGGTCTGGGCTATCTTTCAAGGATTCAGCTATGCGTACCACCTTGCTATAAAAGTCCTCACCAGTTTGTCTGTACTTAACGGTATCTATTTCTTCTGATATTGGTAGTGTCATTCCATATTTATTCATTTGTATAAGCATCCACAGGTATGTTTTCAAATTTTTCTAAGTTTTCTTTGATCTCGTCTGCTAACAGCAGAGCTAAATCGTGAGGTAACATTCCAATATTATCTAGTATCTCATCAACACTATACATATCAGAAATGTCTTTTAAAACCTCTTCAGATAAGTAATTAGAAGTCAACTTCATGTTCTTGTTTCCCTACGTAAAATACAGGTCTACTACTTTTAAACCCTAGTGTCAAGCCTTTGTCTTCCCAACAAGACTGCTTGTGAGAACAGTAAGAGCAGTTTATACCTAGCTTGGCTTTCTTAGTATTACGCTCAGGTACAGTACCAAACGCTCTCTCTGGTGGCTCCTCTTGAGAAGTATCAGACAAAACTTGCTTTATCTTTTTATTGGAATCATCTATATCATCATGTTTGTATACTGCAATTTCTCCTGCACTTTTATCAAAGGCTAAGAACGTACCAGACTTCTTACCCAAAGCAGTAGCGTACCCACTTATCTGACCTATGTAACCAAATGGATCATCTTGTGGTAATGTCCCTTCTTTGAACTTACGCATACCGTAAGAGCTTGAGGATTTTACATCAACTAACTCACCGTCTATCACAGCGTCAATATGCCCTTTAATACCTTGCAACTCTACTTCTTTTTGTTGGTCTGTGACTGTGTGACCAGACTCTTTAACCAAGTATAGTATGACAGATTCTACTATGTCACCAACGATAAACTTTAACTTAGTCTGAGGTGTAAGTCTTTCTGCTTTCTCATCACCGTTTATGTCATACCACAGTGCTCTTGTGCAAGGCTTACCTATATTAGACATACGTAACTTACCTTTTTTAGAGGGGGTAGTACCTGTCCACAACTGTTTCTTCATTGAGTCTACAATTTCAGATGCCATTGCAAACAAGTGTTCTTGCTTGGGAGATTTAGTCCCATTTTCTAGCAAGTCGTATATATCATTAGCTAATGTGTCAATCTTTTTCATTTACGTATTCCAATCCAATTATATCTTTATGGGTTTTTTGCCTATTATGTATTATATTAAAAAGACATCTTCTATTGTAGTTGTTTTCTTCAGCAAAATCCTTGATGGTAACATTTTTAATTAAGTTAGTAATACCACCTTTGTAAGTTACTATAAACATTCCTCTGTATCTACCGTTTTTAATGCCTTTAATTTTATTCTTAAAATCGGTTCCGTAACTTTTGACAGGTCTATAGAATCTTTTACCACCTACATTAGCATTGTAGTACTCTTCGGATTCTATAACACCTAGCTCTATCTGTATCTTCATCTCGTTATAGTAGAGATCACGCTTGTTAGCACATAATAAAAGTATTCTAAATTCAAAGTTTTGTTTCCCTAATTCTTCTATGTCTGGTTTAAGATACTTACTGCTACTACAGTAATCTCTCCATTCACTAGCCTTTATTGGTTTACCTTTACTGTACTTCATTAGGTGTTTACAACCTATGTAAGACCTGTCATTTGTAAGATTAGTAATCTGGTAGACGAATCCAAAGTGTTCGTCAGGGTTAAACTCGCCTACCAGATCAACATCCCAATGACCGTAATCAGTCTCAGGCACTAAAACTCAGTGTCTGACGCAGACTGAAACTCATCATCGGTGGGGGGTATCCAAGCGACAGGATTAGTTATCTTAACACTGTCTATATACGTGGTAACTCCTTTACCAAACTTGTTATCATACGGCTTCTGAGTAAGCTTGACCGTTGCCTCCGTACCAGTTGCCAACCTAGTAGGCCCATCGTACACGTTACTATCAGCATCGTACAGCTTAGGTGGCATGGTGGTCTTCAGAGAAACGTAAGGTGCTCCATTAAACTTCTCTTCAACTTGGTTTATTTTTAACCCAAGTTTCTTAGCTTGTTTCATCTGATCACCTTCTAAGAGCAGTACCGTGCTCCAACGATCAAACATATCTTTTTGATCAAACAACATTGCGTATTCTAGTTTACCTTCTATATAATGAAAAGTCATTAGTGTATTTCACTCCAGTTAGTTCCAAAATTAATATCACAATCCAACGCACATCTAATATCAAATTGTTTGTTTACCTGTGATATACCTAGTTTAACAGACTCTGCTACGATGTCAACATCTTTTTTACCAGATTCTAAAATAATTTCATCGTGTACCATAGCAATAACTCTACCATTGGTATTCCTCCTTTTCATGTCCATTGCGGTGTTCATAAACCAGTTCTTCATCAAGATAGCTGAACTACCCTGTATCAAAGTGTTCAAACTGGCGTGTGGACTACGGACGGTTAATATTCTCCCGTCTATAGCTTTTAGTTTGCCTTGTGTTTCTCCTTTTCTTATTACTGCTTGACTAAATCTTCTGAAAGCTGGTATTTTGTCAAAGAAACTTGCTCTTAACTGAGCACCATCTTTCGCGTTACCACCTACAACCGTACCTAACTTGGCATCTCCTGCTCCGTAGCACAAGGCGTAGATAAATGTCTTAGCTTGATCTCTGGAGGATAACCCTGCCGCTTTTTGATTAGCAGTATGCACGTCACCCTCCAGTACCTCTCTAGTGTACTCTGGATCGTTTATGTAATGAGCGAGGACACGTAGCTCCAGACCCTGTGCATCAGAGCCTATGAGCCTATTACCGGGTGGACAAGACCACAACTTTCTACAGTCTTCTCCGTAAATTTTACGATTACTAGGGACTTGTTGCAAGTTAGGATCAGAACAAGACATTCTGTTTGTCACTGCACCTAGCGAGTGGTAGTAACAACGTACTCTAAAATCAGGTTCTGTTGCTTTTATCCAAGATTTTAGCATTGCTGTGCGTTTATTTAGCGTAAAATGCTCAGAAATGATCTTAGATTCCCTAGAATCGAACTTTCCTAGCTGTATTTCATCAACTTTAGGCTTACCAGACGGGGTAAAGACAGAAGGTTTCCAGCCTATTGCCATTAATCTCTTGGCTATCTGATCTCTACTGTTGATGTTAAACGGTATTTCTTTTGTCTTAGTTTTTAGTTGTATTACCTCTGGTAAAAATACCTTGTCGATTTCTTGCCTTATTTCTGCCTTAATTGTCTCTAACTTTTCTAGCAACTCTACTGCTTCTTGCTCTTTGAAGTAGAATCCGTTGTCTCTGACCTTGTTTATCAGTCGTTGCATCATAAATTCTGACTGAATTGACTCTTTTGAGAACTTTTTTAGGTTTAATTGCACCTCTTTGTACAATAAATGGCACACTTTTACATCTATTTTGCAATATTCTAGCATTTCAGGTGTAAAAACCTTCCAATCTTCGGGCTGAGGTAGCTTAGGAAAGCCTAAACGGTTGCCCCAAGCTTCCAAACTGTGTCCACCTTCCAAATCTGGCTTGATTAACCTAGAACCAATCAAGGTATCAAACTGTTTTTTAGCAGGAACTGTAACATCCCACATCATTTTAAGCATGGGAAAGTCAAATTGTATCGCATTGTGACCTATAACTAAGTCGTATTGTGCCAGATAATCTTGCAAGTTATCGGGTTTATAAAATACCCTCTGTTCTGCATGATGATCTTCACAGACAACACAGTGTATCACACTAGCGTCAAAACCATCCGTTTCTATGTCTAAGATAACATATGACATTAAAATTCTTCCTTAACTACCTCTAATCTACCATTTATTTTGTTGTAGTACAACCTACCAGCTACTCCAGCATCTCCAGTGTATCTACATTTTAGTACTCGCATTGTAGTAGTGTTAGCTTCTCGTTCTTCGTCAGCCTGAGTATCTCGTTCCAAGGCTATCACGGTGTCGCTTATCTGACTTATACCATGACTGCCTCTAAGATGACTTAGGTTTATCTCTGCACCATCTTCGTGTGACCTATCAGAGTTCATACGTCTAAGGTGCGTTACCAAGTGTATAGCACATCCTGTTTCTTCTGTCAACTGTCTTAACATAGTCATTGTCTTATCTATTGCCTTACGCTCGTCTTGTATGTCAAGACCACTTACTAAAATACTCAAGTGGTCAATAAAGATAACCTTACAGTCTAAGCCAACAACCATATATCTGACTCTGTTCAACAAGTCTTCACAGTTCATTGATCCGAAATGATCATACAAGTAAACTCTACCTGTACCCAAGGTGTTATCAAAGTGTTTCTTTATCTCTTCCTTAGAGTACTGACTGAACACTTCGTTCAAGTGTAGCTTGTCGTTAGCTTCTATGGCTAGTATTCCACGTCTGGTACGATCTACTGACTCTTCTAGGGCAATGATACCTATGTTCATATCGGTGCTCTGTAAGTAGAAGTGCTGTAGTTCGCGCATAAAACTAGACTTACCCACGCCTGTACCAGCAGCCCAAGTGATTATCTCTCGCTGTCTTATACCGTAGGTTCTGTCTTGTAAAGCTTTCCAAGGGAAGTCTATGCTCTGTAGGTTCTGCTCAGACCATAATCGGTCAAAGTCATTAGAAGCGTTCTCAATACCACTAGGTGTATAGACAGTCGCGTCTTTTAAGTGAGACATAAACTCATCTGTCATTGACTTAGAGGTGTACTCACAGGCATCTTTTAACTCTAGGTTAACAATCCTAGCTTTAGAAGGGCTAAACAACTTAGCAACCTTACGCGAAGCTAACTTACCTTGATCATCAGAGTCAAAGCAGATAAAAATACGCTCAAACTTCTCTAGCAAGACAAGATTAGCCTTTATGTCTCTCTCTGCACTGGACACACCCGACTTGATTGAGAACACTGGTACTAATGTTTTCTTCAGTGCTATGTGTTCTGCATCGGGTTTAATACGGTTAGCTATTTGAAATGCTGATAGTGCGTCTGCTTCACCTTCTGTGATGATAACTGTATTACCTACTTCATGGTTCTTCGCCTTGGACATGGTGTGGATACCAAACATCTCTGACTCAGTAAAGTCTCCCTTAGTCTTAAAGTTTTTTTGAGAGTCTCTATATTTTGTTGCTACTTGCAAACCCTCGAAAAAATAAGGGAACTCTACTGAATCATAAGTAACCTGTACATCGTAAAAATTACTCACAGCTTTAGATATTTTACGGTCTGACCATTTAAGACTAGGTTTTTTAACCTTGGGTTCCATTGGTATAACTTCTGCTTCCACAGTCCACTTCCTCTCAAAACAACTAAAACAATACGTGTGATCAGAATAGATAGCTAAGGCATCACTAGACTCACAATCTGGGCAAGGTTGGTGATCTTTGATAGCTTTCTCTTCCATTAGTAAGACCTACTTTTGTAAG